AACCATTTTCCTCAAAAAGGAAAAATGTTTCTTATCTTGCTTTTTCTCATCCTTTAAAGTTTTAACAATAGAATCAATACCACTTAAAACTATGGCAAGATTTTCTTGATTTTTTTCATTTTCAGGAGCAGGAATGAGTTTCCCAGAATCTATATTTTTCTTTCTAATAGCAAGAGTACTAGTCCCTGTAGTGTCTGCTTTCGTTGTACTCTCTTTTCTACCAAATAACTTAGAAGCTTTTATTTTTTTATTTTTTATTTTTAACTCATTCTTTAATTCTGTTTGAAGAATCATCAAATAATCTATATTATATTGTCCCCCTATACTTTCATCTTCCGCAAATTCACCTACTGCTGTTCTCAAGGCAGGAAAATATGGAGTATCGTTAGTTAGATACCCATAATCATATAATATTTCTACTGGATCAGTAAGTTTTACTTTACTAGGCATTCGCTTGTTGTTGCTTTAACTTTTCTTCTTCAAGATGTTGTTGAAGTAGAGCCACATAAATGTCTCGTTCCCAAGGCATCATATTTTCAATCTCTGTCAAGCTATATTTATGGTACTGCATCAAGGCAAAATTTAGTTTAAAGTAATCCTCTAAACTCATATGCAGTAGGGCTACGCGAAAAAAGACGCTAAACCCTCCAATACGACATCACTCTTCACTTTTGTCTTAGGATTAGTAACCTTAATAGTATGAGATAATTTAGGCATAGTTTCAAAAAATGCTTCAATCTCTTTAAACTGTTGGGAATTCATTGACTCAAGGAATTCTTTAACTTCCTTTTTAGTACAATCAGCAGTAGCCCAAACTTCATCCTCAGTATAAACTTTATCAATACATGCTGCAATCAAATCAAATGATTGATCCATTGCATTCTTATCATTAAAATCAAAATTATTCTTAATAAATTCATCAAGAGATGGGTACTTTAACTCCATCATAATATTAGAGTCTACTTTAATTTTATTTGAATGA